CCTTCTTTCCAGCCGGTTTCTTCCAACATTTCCGGTGGAAATTTTAGCAAAATGTTGTCGGGATCGCCAGGAATATCTTCAAAAATATCTTCGTAGTTGTAAACTTTGCTCATTCGTGCTGTTCCTTCAGTTTTTTGTACCAATCTTGATCTTTTTCGAATTGGGACATGACTGCCCATTCACGAATAACTTGATCCAAAGGTTTCCAGTCAATCGGTACTTCTTTTAGCTCAGTATTTTGCGACATTTTACGCTCCTAGCTCAGTGATTTGCGACAAAATCTCTTTTTTATCATTTTTACGACTAAATTTTGCGACATTTTTATGCGCTTGCACAGGTTTGATTGGTGTACGACACACCGGTCGTTGTAATTTTACAACAAAACTTAATTTTTTACTCATTTTAACGCCTCATGTTTGAAATTTCTACAGCTGATTCACTGTTAAACACAGGAACAGCGTTGGACTTGTGCATTGTTGCAATGCCAAGCATGTTTGTGCCAGTGTAAACCTTTGGTGCAGCTTTGGTTGCACCGGTTTCACCAGTATTTAACGATTTGTATTGTTTGGTTTCACGGCCAACAGGTGTTGACAGCTTATAACCAGTCAATGCATTGTTGGTTTTTTGGATTTTAAGGGGTTTTGTTGGTTGGTGTGATTGCAACCATTTTTCGTACTGCTCGAGTTTAGCCTTAGGCACTTTTTTGGCCTTTGACTTGGGTGGGCGTACATAGAACATCATAAAATTTCTCCAACGAATGAGTGTATTATACACTATTCAGGATATTTGTCAATATGTGTGTTGCATGAAAACAACACTAGGGGTTAACCAAACTGTCTTGCTTTTCTTCTACCAGGTTTTTGATAATCCTCATTACCCATGAAATAATCATAATCATCATAATTAGACTTTTTTCTTGTGGTTTTTTGTTGTTCTTTTTTCTTTTTTCTTGATTGAAAATTGAAATTATCATCATCGTCATAATTACGAAACTTACCTGAAAATTTTGACACTTTAATTTAACTCCTTATTTAATAGTCTCAAAGGTTATACCACGAATACGAGATTCTGGCATATTTGTTATGTCTGTTTGTGACACATAGATTATATTCGACATTGGGTAGCACATTTTAATTAATTTCAACAAATTGCATGATGTTCCGTCCATATCATTGAATGTAAATACTTCATCAACAAATGGAAAACTTTCTATTACTTCTTTTCTTTGGTCGTGTGTATTTTTGAAGCCGTCCTTGAGTAACTTCATGTAAGCGTCAGAATGGACGCCGACAACAAGCCAATCACACTTTGACTTGCACTTTTTCAATAGTTTAAATTCATTATAAGAGATAGGATCAAATTCGCCGGATACGACAATAATTCTTTCTTTGTCCATTATGGTAGAAGGTCTGGAAATGCCTCTTTTACAAATTTGTAATCTAACCCTTTTACTCCCAAATCTTTTTGGAATATACCCAATAAGATTTCCGCTTCTCTTGGTTCAATTGATTCTAACATCTGAATCAATAGTTCGTTTCTTCTTCTATCTGTCAAGTTTTCAGCTGTCTGATTGCCTTCTTGAAACATGTACAGTCTACGCAACTGGTGTGCTAGACTATCATGTGTGATACCAGGTAACATATCAGTTGGTACTTTGTAGTTATCAGGTGATTTTGGCCAATAACATCCATTCTCTCTTTTTTATTTTGACAAGTTTCAAATTCATCAAATACTTCATATAGCGTTTTCATTAAAATTCCTCAATAACATCAATTAAACTTCTCAGTTTGTTGGCAATTAAATAATCCAAAATTTTACCTTTGGGGGCCGGTTTAGTTTCTTCATAACTATTTATGATTTTCTCTCTGATATCACCTGGTATATTTCTGAGGTCAATCAGTGTCTGATTACGAGAATAACCAATTCTAGCATTCTCATCTTCCCATTCACCATAATCTTTTTCCATCAATTTGTCAAATTTACTTTTGTTGATTGGTGTTTGACGAATATCACGCACGAAACAATCTGACACTGACAGTACATTCGGTATACCATCACCTTTATCGCCACGAATGATGAATTTCTTTTGTGCAGGATTGTATTGCTTGACAGTAAACTCACTTCTACCATTATACATCTGTAATTGTAGAAAATCACCGTCACTGGAGATAATTAGGATGTTTTCATGCATGATATGGCGAGGTACAAGTGTACCAATGATATCATCCGCTTCTGCTCCCTCAACATCAACCACTTTATATGGAAAGTTGTCTCGGAGTTCTTGTTTGAATTTAGAAAGCATATCGAAAATCATGTGCCAATCAAGGTCTGATTTTTCTCTTGTTTTTTTGCGGCCGGCCTTGTAGAAGGGAAAGAATTCCTTGCGCCAGTACTTGCGGTTGTCACTACAGAGTACAACCTCACCATATTCTTTGCGGAATGTCTTTAGATGCGTCCTGATGATGTTCAGGATCATATGTCTGATAAGACCTTCTTCCAACTTAACACCTTTTTGACTGGCAATTTGTGCCATCAATCCAGACAATAATACCTGGTTAAGGTCAACGAGAATCATAATAAACTTTCTGCTTCAAAAATTGTATTTTACACCATACTCTTGATCTTGTCAAGCGCATCTGATATAAAAGAATTGGATGTAGTTGTTTTCTTGGCAACTATTCCAAACCAACCTTGTGGTATTAATGTTGAGATATACTCTCTTGGATCACTCAGAACAGCATCAAATGCATCCAGGTTTTCCAATGTATCGGTTTCTTCGTTGCAGGTAAACAACAAAACATGCCAACTTGGCCCAATAGGGCTAACATCTACTGGTGTTCCTGGATTTTTGTACATATTTGATTGGATGTGTATGTCCACATTCGGGTGAGGCATAAAAAACAAAGTATCATATTCCTCAATATCTTTCAAGTACTCTAACATTGCAAACCTTTAATGTGGGACTTTCTTACTCTTACCATAATCCAAGAATTGTAATAGTCATCTGTTTCCAGAGCACCACTCACAAATTGTTCTTTGGCCTCAAGATAACCACATTCACCTTTGCTTTTGCATAGATGTATGATTTCTCGGTTAAACAATTCTTGTCCATGCATTATAACATCTTTTTTCAATTCCTCATTACTACCATAGTAAGTTTGCCAGTCGGAAGAAACTTTAAATTTCTTTTTCTTGCCTTTTACTTGTTTTGTTTTTGAAGAATAGAAGAATTTTTTACCAATGTATTTTTTATTTGTTACATTGTTTGTTATGAGATACACAAATCCATAATTGTCGCCAATTAAATCTTCTGTAAAATCTTTATCTTTATATGTCCAGTTTATTCCCATTTGTCCTCATCAGAATCATCATCCTCATCTATATATTCTTCTTCGGACAACGATTCGATGGTTTCACCACAAAACGGGCAAAACTCCGGATATTCTTCTGATACTAATTCTTCCATATAGATCATGTCATAGCTCGATTCACAGTTTGTACACTCTGCTGTTATTGTTTTCGTTCCCATGTTTTTCCTTTAAGCTGCTTTAGCCCAAACATCACCCCAATTACCTGATAATGCACCCTTAGCATAGTCAGTAGCACGATTCTCAAAGAAATTGGTATGTGTTGGTGCATTAATCATTTCTTCAACCCAAGGCAATGGGTTCTTCTTCACTTTAAAGATGCCTTTTAGACCAAGACTAATCAATCTACGGTCAGCAATATAACGAATGTATTGTTTAACATCAGCATTGCTTAATCCTTCCATAGGACCCATACTGAATGCTAAATCAATAAACTTATCTTCTAATTGAACCATCTTCTCAGCAATTGTATATATCTTGCCTTTGAGTTCATCGTTCCAGATTTCTTTGTTTTCTTCGATGTATGTACGGAACAATTTAATCATTGATTCAGCGTGCATTGTTTCATCAACGATAGACCATGTCACAATCTGACCCATACCCTTCATTTTCCCGTGTCGTGGAAAATTAAGCAACATGATAAAAGAACTAAAAAGCTGCATACCTTCGGTAAAAGCGGAAAAAACAGCAATGTGAGTAGCAGTACTAGAAAGGTCACCATTCTTATTAGAGATATCCAAAACATAATCGTGTTTATCTTTCATCTCCTGATAATCTAAGAATTGGTTGTATGTTGTCTCTGGTAAACCAAGTGTTTCAATCAAATGACTGTATGCGGCCACATGGAGTGCTTCTCTTGCGGCAAAGCCCATCAACATCATACGCACTTCTGGTTGTGGGAAGTATGGAAGATAATTTTTCACATAACCACCGGCCACATCAATATCACCTTGTGTAAAGAAACGGAAGATGTGTGTTAGAAATTGTTTTTCTTCATTGGTTAGTTTTTTCTTCCAATCTTTCACATCTTCAGCCATTGGAACTTCTGTGTGTAACCAATGCGACTGTTCATGTTTCAACCATGCATCATATGCCCATGGATAGTTGAAAGGTTTGAAACTGTTTCTTTCATCTGTTAATCTGCTTGTGGTTTTCTTAATCATTGATCCATTTCCTTAATTCTGGTGGTGTCTTAACTCCAACTAATCTTTTTAATACTGTGTTCTCTTCCATCATCACTAATGTTGGCACGGAACGAATTCCATACTCCATTGCAATTTCTGGATGAACATCAATATCAAGTACTTCAATTGGTATTCCAGTTTCCATGTTTTCCAATTGTCATCTGTCTTAAACTCTTACCATCAAGAACAACATCACCCAACACACGCCCACCATATTTGTCCCAGTCCATCAGAATGACCTGACGCTTGGTTGATGCATTGATTTGTGCTTTAGTAAATGCGGATGCGGCCTGTCCTCTTTGATCCTCGCTTGGGCATTGCGCTCTGTGTCCCTTTTCTGGTGTATCAACACCGAACACACGAATGGATAGTTCCTGCTTTAATGGTGCAGGTAGAAATGGTGCCTGAAATGCTACAGTATCACCATCAATAACTCTGGTGATAACTGCATCATAGATTACTCCATCTTTCTGTTTACCTTGAGCAAATGCTACGATTGATATCATAGCCATTATTGTTATTATTATTTTTTTCATTTTATCCCTCGCAAGCTATACAGTCATTTCCTTGTGCTACTTGAATCATATCCAATTCTTTGATGACTTGACGTTCGATCTTCTTGGATACTTTATCAGCCTTGGCCAATTTCTCTGAACGGCAATAGTAAAGTGTTTTCACACCTTTTTTCCATGCCATGAAGTGTATTGCATGAATATACTTGATATGTGCATCTGGTCTAAAGAATAGATTCAATGATTGTGCTTGGTCAATATACACTTGACGGTCGGCAGCCAATTCAATCACCCAACGTTGGTCAATTTCCATGGATGTTTTAAACACTGCTTTTTCATTTTCATCCATCCATAATAAATGTTGTACTGAGCCATCGTTCGCAATAATGGAAGACCAAATTTCATCCGCCTCCGCTTGGTCAACCGCCTGCTCTGGATTACCTTGTTGTAAATATTTAATGATAACTTTATCCAAATATTTGTTCTTGTTTAGAAATGCGCCAGATAGCGTATCCTGACGATAAGCATTAGCACGATAAGGTTCGATACTAGGAGAAGTATTTCCCATAATGATAGACGAAGAAGCATTTGGAGCGATAGCCATAAGATGACTAAAACGTTGACCGCTGCCAACAGCATCTGGAGCTTCACCACGTTCTTGTCCCAAACTGATATTAGCTTCATCTAATCCCTTTCTAATTTGTTTGAACATTTGATTATTTGCAACTTTGGCCATCACACCTTCAAATGCGACACCTTTCCGTTGTAGATAAGCATGGAAACCCAAAGCACCGACACCAATACTGCGCTCACGCATTGCAGAGTACTTAGCCCTTCCGATTGCTGAAGGAGCATTATCAATAAAATATTGAAGCACATTGTCAAGCATTTCAGCAACATCACGGAGAAAAGTAGGATGGTCTTTCCAGTCATCGTAATACTCCAGATTCAAAGATGATAAACAACATACTGCGGTGCGTTGTTCATTGGTCGGTAAAATAATTTCGGAACATAGATTTGATTGATGCACTTTCAAACCTTTGTCTTTTAGGAACTGCGGCAACATTCTATTGCTTGTGTCAATGAAATGAATGTATGGTTCACCGGTGTGCATACGCATTTCAAGAATTTGTTGCCAAAGATGTTTGGCTGACACCACTTCTCTCGCCTCACCTGAATGTGGATCCCTTAGTTGCCAACTATCGTCCGCTTCTGGATCCAACATACACTTCTCAATAAGATTCATAAAGTCATCGGTGATATTAATACCGTGATGCAAATTTAGGCAACGAACATTTTGGTCACCCGTTGGTTTTCTCATTTCAAGGAAGGGAATAATATCAGGATGGGAAATATCAAGATAGGCAGCGTAAGACCCACGGCGAGTGCGACCTTGACGATACGCCAAGCTAGATGCATCGTAAATTTTGAGGTGTGGCATAACGCCAGTAGATTTATCATCCGCCGAGCGAATACCAAAACCAATCCCGACACCGCCGCCAAGCATAGAAAGCCAATTAGTTTCACTAAGATTATCAACTAGACCCTCTGCTGTATCTTCAATATAGTTAAGAAAGCACGAAATAGGCATCCCACGCTTAGAGCGACCAAAAGAAAGAATTGGAGTAGAATAACTGAGCCAATGATTAGAGGCGTAATCGTAAAGGCGCTGAGCATGTTCAGTATTACTTCCAAAACTTTTTGATACGAAAGCGAATCTTTGTTGTGGTGAGGTTTCATCTTCTTTCATGTACGATTCTTGTAATCGTTTCACTCCTAATTCATCAAATAGTTTATCTTTCTCTAAATCTATATTAATACCTAGATATTCCATATTTTCTTGACCTTATTACTTTCTTATAATTGCTTTAATATTAGGTGGCGTCCAACCGGCTGGTTTCAACACTTTACCATCTTCTCTTTTTTCTACTTTGCCACTAGGGCTGATTTTGGCCAAATTGCTTCTTGCTACTTCATCCCACACTTCTTGTTGTGGAATATTTAAAGAATGTTCCAATCCTTCAACGACCCATTTCAAGTCAGCACATGCATCGGCAATTTCCACTTTGTCTCGGTTGCCGTATGCTGCCATAAGTTCTTTAAATTCTTCAATGATTAAGTCAACATACAATTCTGCTTGAGGTCCAAAATCTTTTTGTTTTTGGCCACACGCAATCATAAAAGTTTCAACATCATTTTTACTGTTCATTGATATACTCCTTAATCATAGGAAAAATAGGTTCAATTGCTGATGCACAAGCTACCGCAACATCACGATGTTCTTTTTGTGTTCCCTTTTCGCTGCGGAGTTGTATATAGTGAACCCAACTACGAAGCGTTCCGTTCATATACAAACGAGAAACTGTGATGCCCTCTGGCAATACTGCTCTCGCCTGTTCTTTAGCAATACCATTTGCAATAGCCCAATCATATGCACTTTGCGATGCTTCTATAACTCTTTTTTGTTGTGTTTCCCACCAAGTCTGTAAAGCCAAGTTGTCAGTCACAATACTATTCTGCCTATTTTTAGTATCTTGTAATCTGGCTTCTTTCAATTCCCAACCAAGGTCCGCAACAGCATAACGCTGGCTGAATTCTTGGAAAGAAAAGGAACGATGCCTCAAAATCTGTCTTGCAATATCTCTAGTAGTTTCTATCTCCAGACAAATGTTCACCATTTCTAGTGGTGACCAATGTTGATTTTTGATAAGATAACGAACCAACTTTTCAGCTGTATCGCTATTATTTTGATTAGCGGGATTTGACACTCTGGCTGCATATGCAACCTGTTCCAACAAATTTTTCCCGTCTACTCCCTGTGTGTATGATATTAATTTTACATTCATAACAAAATCTCCATTTCAAGTCTTTTTCCAGTTAATAAATTCCATTTTTGCTCTCAAATTCACAAATGTATTCTTACTTATGATATCTTGTATTTCATCTGGTGAGAAACCATTCAATACCATATCATTTACATCTTTTTCTTCAATCATTTCTGGCCAGATTACCACATTGTAGTGTTCTTCAATGGCTTTGTCCATCTGCTTATGTAGTTCTTTATTTCGTGGTTCGTTGTCGTACACCAAAACTATTTTTGATTTGTCAAAGTGTTTGGCTGCAGCCATCAAATTCGAATCGGCAGTCGCCACAGCATTCTCCAGGAACATGGAGTCAATAGGACCTTCCACAACATAAATCATCTCTTCCTGATTGATCCTGTCGGTGCCGAACAACTTATCTTCCTTGAGACCTTCCTTTTCGATACCGAGTTTTTCAACAAAGCCTTTAAAGTCCTCTGCAAAATATAAGTCCGAATGAAAGGCCTCTGGAATTTTACGGGATTGAACATAAGCTTTAGCAAAATGCGCTTCTGGTAACGATTCAATGGAAGGAAGTTCCAATTTCTTTCTGAATTTCGGTGTTTCAGTTTTAAATTCATCAAAGGTTGGTTTTTCATTTTTTGTTCCCGTGTCGGCATTTTTGTACCGTTCTAAAGCATATTCTTTACAAAGAGATTCGTCTACCTTTTCCAGAAAATTATAAAAGTTGATGGATGCACCACAATTGTGGCACATATAAAAGTAATTGTTCTTTTTGGCAAAAATATAACCACGAGCTTTGGTTTTGTTTTTGGAAGAATCGCCACAGAGAGGACACCTGAAGTTATACAGGTCGGTCTTCTTCTGTGTGAATTTTTGAAGCTTTGGGGATGCCCTCAGCAGAAAGGTTCTATCAATAAAAACGGACATAACAAAAAAGTAGAAAGATTACAAAGAATCTAGATTATACGACAATCAAGAGATGAAAGCAACAATTTTTTCAAAGTGGCCGGAGAGAATGCCGGCAAACGCAACGGCGCCGGCAACCATCCAAATCATTTTTTGTCGGATTTGTTCCAGGTTACCAATCTTCTTGGCCAGTTCGGCATGTTGTTCACATGATGCATTATACATCTCATTTAGTTTATCTGTCAAGCTATCTCTGGTTTTGTCAAGGCAATCATGCATTTCCTTAACATCGCCTTTTAAATCGTCCAGCTTTTCACTAAGGTTTTCTACCTTAGTTTCAACAATACCAATTCTTTCTACAGTGGATGCCATTTATTTCTTCACAGGAACTTCTGTGCCCTCTAGTTTCTTGTGGACTTTCATTTCCTTGCAATTCTGTTTCACATTGCCTTTGGCATCTTTAACTGGCTTGCCATCTTTGTCTTTAACATCTACACATACCTTGGTCTTTTCAGCCTCAGCATAAACTGTGGTTGTCATACCAAATAACAATGCGATTGATAATACTAGTGATTTCATTTTTTATTCCTTTTTAGAAAACTTTTCCGATGCTGTAAAACCTAAGCCTGCTATCACGATGTACATCATTGAATCAAAAATTTTAGAATCTAATGGGTAACCACACACCATAGCAATAAAACCACCTGCACACATTAGGAATGCTAATAGTGTGACAACTCTTTTACTGGAAACGGTAGCGTTGATACCGTCAGATAACATGCTTAGTATAAAGTTCATTTATAGTTCTGGTTGAGGGGCTGGAGCTGGGGCTGGTTTGCCTCCGAAACCTGTGACAACTTGGGGTTGAGATACGCTTCCAAAGCTACTTCCGCCTGCCAATGGTTGTGATCCAAACGAGTTCGTGACTGTTGGAGAAACGCTAGGTGCTGGAGAGAAGGAAGGTGCGCTGGTTGTTGTTTCATTTTTTTGTATTGGTGTTGGTGGTTTGTCCCATCCTTTATTAGCCGCTTGTAAGGCTGCTTTTTGAGCATCCTTATCATTGCCAGCCAGCATGATACCAGATAGAGTACCAGTTAAGAATGTAGCGATAGGAATAATCAACTCAAAAAACTTTTGGTCAATTGGGCTGATAGCATTCAATGGTTGTGTTACAAAAATGATTGAGTAAAGAACAACGAATACAATACCCGTTAGTGTTAGAGCCAAGCAAATTCCAATAAAGAATTTCAATCTGGCCATTAATTGGTCTTCGGTATACATTTGATTATTTTCCACAATTTGCTCCTTG